CAGCACAATAGCAGCCGCACGATTTAGAATGACCACACCTTAATCCTGGCCCTCTGCAAACTCGTTCGTTTCCGCATTCGCAAACACAATTCCAGATATGTGTTCGTCCGGTCTTCCCCGCATACGACGAAACCAGCCATCTGGAATATCTATGCCCAGTAAGATCAATAAACCCAGCAGTGTTCGGTATTGGCGATATGTTTTTCATATTCACAATTGTAACGCAGTACACTCTGCTGTGCAATTCCTTTATCTATTAACAAGTCGGCGCGGCACACAAATCGTCAATCACCCACTTCGGCTCGCAGGCTCCTGTCAGCGGGTACATGTATGTCGCACGTCCTGTTGTTCCAACCAAATCCGCTGGCGTCAATCCGTAAAGGTAGTTACAGATGTCGTAAACGTGATACTCACCACCGTATTCTGCGCCGGGAGGCGTTCCCGTGCAGCTTTGGCTGTACCATGTGGCTGTTGCGACCAGCGTAGTTTCTGTGACGTAATCGCTTTCGGGGCAGAGAACGTCGGTAATTGTAAACCAAATAGTTTCGCCACCACCTCCGCCAGTGGCTGTATACGGTTGCCATTCGCCATTGATCCGCTCAACCTTACCCCAGTCTCCTGCGGTGTAGGATGACGACTCACTGCGGTTCACGACATCAAGAACTCTGCCAGTGCTGTATAAATCACCACCGCTCACGCGAGCCCAGATCGTCGCGGTCCCAAGACCCGGAGTCGTTGCTGAATTGGTTGCAGCATCGATGTCCATATCCCATTTTACCTGGTAGTTTGACTGCCGTGCATTCGCAGTTAACCCAGTGGATCGGTCATCTTTTTTTAAGCGTTGAATGTCTCTTAAGCCCTTTGCAATCTGTTGCAGGGCTTTCTCGCCAAGTGTAGCACCTTCATCCTTCATCGCCATATCATGTCTCCAGAGCGATGATCCGAACGTCACAGGCTGCAGTGTTTGCCTTCAAGTACAGTGTAGCTCCCGACTTCCATGTTATTCGCGTTGGAGCCCATGCGGCATTCAGTTTAGCGCCGTATACTGTCGTCGAAAATCCCCAGTCGACATAGTTTGCCGACATGTTATACAACCAGATCAATGTCGGCGCGACAACGTCACCGAACGAAGCAATAGACTCTTCACTTGTGCCTATCGTATGAACTGAATCATACAGCCTTGCCGTCGTTTGAGTAAGCTGAATCAACCCACCTGATGATCCCGGTGAAAAGTTCAACACTAGCAAACCGTTTCTAAGGTTAACGGTTTCCATGATGTCAAGATTTGTTGCCATCTAATCACCTTACGTTAGCGGGAGGATATTAAAGTCTCTTTGCGTGTAAACACCGAAGTTCAAAAACACTGCAGTCAACGGATTTGCTGGATTAAGTTTTCCTCCGGCTCCATCGAGCAGCACGGGCGTTTCTGAAATTGTTTGGTCACCGTCACGTTCGCCAGCGGAAAACTTCATGGATGTATCTTCGCCCGCAGCATAACTACCTGCTCTTGTGAATCCCTGATCGAGGATCTGTAGATCCCATCCTTCTTCACGCAGATGTATATCGTAAGATAACACCCTATAACGGATATTGTTTCTTTCCTGTACCTCTCCGATATGTAACGACTGTAACTTTGCAAGTCCCGCCGCTACAAGAATGCCGTCGACCGTGAATGGGCTAATGTTAATTGCATCTTGATATGTGGCAACCCACACAGGAACAGAAGCCAAATTCTTTTTAACTGAAGCAACAAATCGGCTATCGTCAATCACGGGTAATGTACTAAAGAAGTCCCCGGCAGAATTCAAGATTGCGAATCCATCCCTATCTCTCCATGCAGGTCGTTCAAACTGTTCTGCTTTCCAAGTGATGTGTGCAGGATCATTCAGAGGGTTTTCCCGGATCTCCCACTCGGATGTGTATTCACAAATAACATGCCACGCCATTGGAGGAGCAATTGGTTCTACCGATTTGCTTTTGCAATACGACATCAAATCATCTGGATAAGGATCTCCTTGAACCGGAATTAATGGGTCGTTTTTTACTACAAAAGGTCCATCATTCTTATCGTTAGTTCTTACAAGAAAAACACGTTGATACGTCCTAATAGATAGGTCGGGCGTGAGAGTGTCTGTCGCACGACGATGATCGGCAAGTTCGTTAACACTAATGACTGCCATATATTATACCTTAAGGACCGCCGCCATTTGGAAATGCTACAAGAATATTCGCCTTTTGTTCTGCAATTTTATTCAGGGCTCTCATCTGCCTATCTTCATGAAGCCTTTGCTGTCGTGTCTGAACTCTAATTGCATTAACAACTGGGTCTTCTTTCATGGCTTTCATAATTGCGTCCCATGCTCCCTGTGTGCCTTGCATAAGCGCCCCTTCTCCAACACCTTCGCCGCCTTTCCCGCCATTTTGCTCCCACGGTGCCATGCCGGGAAGAGCAGGAGTCAGACTCTGTTTGAATGCGTCCCATGCTTCAAAGGCACCTTGAAGAAGTCCTTCAAACTGAGGTCCGAGCAGGCTTTTCAGTAACTCGAATTCCTTCTGCATGTCTTGAGTTAATTGTGACTCCTGAAACCCCGGAATGTTTGGAGCAGCAGGAAATTGAAAGTCTTGCCCTGCCATTTGCGAGACAAGGTCTGGCATCGGCCCTTGAAAACCTCCTGCCATCCAGTCAAACATCGCACCAGCATTTGTACCTATGTTGGCAAAGAAGTCCTCAAAGAGCTTGCCCGCAAATACAGTAAAGTCCTCAATAGCTGTCAGCAACCATGTCAGGTATGCTGGCATAACATCTATAAACAACCACTTAGCACGATCACCGAGGCGAAAGATCCACGCTGCAAACCAGAACCCGAACATCAACGAGACATCTTTCCAATTGTCGAAGAAGAATTTTACGGCGACAACCATCGCCATAATCATATCTCCGAAGGAAACTGCTTTTGCTCCAAGCAGGCTAAACATGTTATTGATTAGTTTCATATTTTCTGAGAGGATCTCGCCAATCGCTCGAAACATAGACTTAAACGCAGCCCCTATTTCCATTACGACTGGTTTTATCTTCCAGAGGTCATCTCTAAACTCACGCAGTTTTTCCGCTGCATACAGTAGCCACGCTTTAGCATCAAATGCCTCAACAAGCATTTCTCCCACGTCACGCAGGATGAACATAAATGAGTCCATGAACTGGTTCCAGCGACCAGTCAATGTTTGACCCTGAACATCCAGCATGTTCCATTTATTAGACAGCTTATCCAACGCTTGAAACAGGTGGCTGAACTTCACTTGCCCAGCAGTAATCATCTCATTTAAGCGTGATCCAGCATCAGGGCCGAACAGCCCTAGAACATCCTGAAGCTCTTTATTGACAGGGATACCGCGTGTCGTAAACTGTCTTAAGTCACGTTGCAGCAACTTGCCTTCTTCGTGAGAGGTCTGCAAGAGGAACGCCATTTCTTGCAACGACACGTTGTCCATGCCGGAAGAAATGTTGCCTAGCATCTTCACGAGGTATGGGATCTGACTTACGTCAAAACTAACCAGCAGTTGCTTTGCCGCTGCGGTAGTATCAGCCAGTGTTAATGTTGTTTCCTGCGCTATCTTTTCAAGCTCTTTAAATAAAGAGATTCCGAGTCCCTGATTTCCTGACAACACCTCAAGTGTCAGTTTTGTCATTTCCGCATCGGCGGCAGAGACGACAGCCTTGGCCGCTAAACTACCCAACTGTCTCATTGCACTGATTAACAGGTTTGCCTTAACCAGCGAACCTGTTAGCGATGCTTCAAAACCGCCAAGTCCACCACTCCCCTGAAGCAGCTTCCCTTTCGCGATTGAATTGGTTGCAGACTGAACCTGAGCCAGCCCTCGTGTGAAGCCCAGTGCGTTCAGGTTCAGTCCAACTACCAGATTACCGAGTGTCGCCATAGGTTACTGCTCCCGGAATACATGACATCGCTGCCTGCATTTGTGCCTCGGATTGACCACTCTGCTTGCTGCGTGCAGCTTGCTTATCTGGCTTCAGCCAAGGCATGAAGTACTCCAACTTCACATCCTTTACGCCATTCACCTGCGCTATCGTGACACCGATGAGTGCGAGAACGTGATGAGTAGCTGCGTTGCCTATTGGTTCGATAATATCTTTAGCGCACCACTCGTCAAACTGCTCTGGCGACATACTATCGAGCATTCCATCCACGTCGACAGTATGTGCCACATGCTCTGCGAGACGCATAGCCGTTAACCGGCGGGCGTCTCTTCGGAGTTTTTTTCAATCTCCTCAGCGTTTACTTTCCCCATGCCGCAGAGACGTTGAGCCACGTCTACGATACGCTCCGTCACAACGGAGTTCTGTTCACCGATAGCCCGAATGTCTGACAATGAAAACAATGGTGCATTGTTTTCGTCAACGCAAGCCCACACGAGAAGACGTTCTCGCATCTCCTGTGTTCGTCCGGCGATTCTCTCTCCAGACTTGCTCATGAACTGACGCTCGAAGTCACTACGCTCCCGTGTGGTCATCCCACGAACGCGAATGACTACTCCGGGACCAAGTTCCGGTAGTGGCACATCCTCAACTGGAGGCTTGTAGCTGCGTAGGAACATCTCTTTAGTTACAACAGTCACTCGTAATCCCCTTCGTCTTCTTCGTCTGTTTCTTCATCCGGGTTATTAAGCTTATCCGATGCCACCACGGCAGCGGCAAGTTGTAAAGGTGTACGCACCTTATTAACTCGAGCTTTACATTCATCGTCGACAGCAACCGCATTGCCCATGAGTACTTGGTAGTACGCCTGCGGATGCTCAAATTCCAACCCAGCAAGAATGATGGATGTGCCATCTTCTCGCACGGTTACCCACTCCGGTGGCGAATCAGGGGCCGGAGTCATGTCTCGAATCAGCTTTGCTTTCATTGTTGCTCAATCTCCAATTACGTAGGGAATGTTGGCAGACCTGTGATCGTCATTGACACAGTCGCCTTGATGCCGTCATCCATCGCGACGGTGTGTCCAAACTCCATACCAGACGAGGTGAATGCAGTCACCTTTGTATCCGTGTACACAATATTATGAACAATAGTCACGGGCACTGTAATGCTGTCAGTGTAAAACTGATGTCCAGCCAGCGACGGGTCAAAGAACATTTCAATGTCACATGTGCCTGCTGTTGCGTATCCGGTCAGTGGCATTTCTTTACCTACAGCACTGTCGAGAGACGTTCCCTCGAAAGTTTCGCTGGCAAAACCAGAGGTGCCAATAGAATTGACCTGTGCCACAGCAGTCAACATCGCGCTGATTGTGCTTTTGAAAATTGTGCCCTTACCTGTAAGCTTTGCCATTGCTATTTCTCTTTCATAATCACGGCATGATCGCCGTTTGTCAGATCGATTATCCCTGATACAACCAAGTATCCATGTGGAGGATCATCGACGATCAATTCACTCCGTGTTTTTATTGTCACACGTTTCCGTTTTGCTATCAATCGTTCTGGTGGACCTATCTCAGTCAGGTTCCACAAATGCAGTTGCTTGTCATAGTCTACCTTTAAGAGCATCATACTGCCTGATAGAAAATATCCACATCGAGCGATACTAAATGATATCCTCCATCAGATCCATCAGATGGTGGCTCATAGCTCCCGACTTCGCCATTCAACATCACGGCTGCAATTGTGAATGTACCTGCTGTCCCTGCGTAATCATCAATGAACACCCTGACCGCATTCCCAAGCGATTCGGCCTGAACTGAAATTGCTGACACGCACACAATTACAAACCCCATCCGTCGAAGGGCTCCGGTCGCATCGAGCGAGTTGAATTCATCTGTGTCTTGTTGGTCGATAACAATATATGGCAGTGCAGCCTTCTGAGGTGCCTTTGAGATATAAACTCTCGTTGACACGATCGCTGAAATCGTGGCCTCCGCTCGGAGTAATGCTACAAGTCCTGCTCTCATGGGCGTGCCGCCTCGCGTTTAATCTTCGTCCAAAGTCTTGTTCGTATTCTGTTGTACGCCAAACCTCTGGATGCAGCCCATGCTTCCTGAACGACAGTCAGCCGCCGCATTCGACCTGTGTGAATACCAGTTCTTGTAAAGCGGTCACCAGTCCCTGCCAAATACCAATGAAGACTGGCAACGCCAGTGCCGACACCAGGTCGTGATCTGCCATTACCTGAAAGCGATTTTGGATCCTGCCGTTTTTTTCCTACTTTGCTTCCAGCTTTACCAAACACAGTTCCTCTAGGCCCGTTGGCCCCTTTACCTGCTCCTGATACTCCAGCGCGGCTACCAACAGCCGCCCTTGTCTCCTTATAATCGCTTTCACTCTCCGCTGCATTCGGAGTGTACGCTGGCATTCCTCGCTTAATGGCAGATGCAACAATCCTCATCCCGCTGCGTGTTGATTCAACCATGATCCTATTTTTATTCTTCTGCAGTTTTGCCACTCTCTTCTGCAGTTGCTTGACGAGAGCTTTTTCCCAAACAAATTGTATTGTCGCTCCGAAGCTCATTATTGAACCGCCTGTCGTGTTTGGATCTCTACTTCTTTGTGTGCTAAATCAATATCGATCACGCTCACAATTTCGTAGGTGTTACCCTCACAGATCAATCGCATATCTG